TTTTTATAAAAAAGAAAATGTGGAAATTAGATTTTTACGAAAGCCAAACAAAGGATTTAGATTTTTAAATGATGATGGCTCTTGTGATGATGAAACAAAAATAGGATATATTAAACCATTAATGATATGTGTAATGAAAAATTGAAGGGGAACAAATTTTTTTTATTTCAAAAAAAATGGTTCATTACGCTCAATTTATTTCATCATATTTATGGCTAAACGAATTTGTTTCTTTATCTTTTCAGTCATCTTAATATTTCTACCTTCAAATTTAAATGTTGAACCAACTTCTTTTTTAACTAATGGTGTTAATTTTGATTTTGTAAATTTATAATCTTTATCAACTTTGAGAGAAGCCCTCAATCCACCTTCTTTTATTTTTAAATTATCATATAATTGTTCCTCATCTTTTTCTCCTTGTTTTGGTTTAACATTGACTTTAGTTGCTTTTGGTTTTTTTTCAAAAACCTCCTTCTTTTTTTCAGCAGGTGCTTTAATCATTTTATAATAATATTAAAGATTAAATTTTTTTTTATAATCTTTTATATTTTCGTTGAGAGAAGTGCTATCGCCCCACAAGATATAATAGGATAAAAAACCAGCACGAGTAGGGTCACCAGTAGATAAATCTTTCTTGTGTCGCTGTCTATATCTTTTACGCTGTTCTTTATCTTTTGTAATCGTGTAGTCGTCCATTCCAGCAGAACCGAAGTAAGTTTTCTTCTGCTTACCATCTTCCTTTTCAAAAATAGCAACATATTTTTTTTCAGGTTTATCACTTTTTGAAATTTTTAACAACTTCATTTTTATAATATAAATATATATTTTATAAAAAATAAAATATTTAGATATAATAAAATGTTTCTTTGTGCTACTTCTGCTCAAAAAGATAGTAATGAAGCGACCGATTTAACTGCTTCATTATTTCAAAATCAATTAGATGAACCAATTAAGGTTAAGAAATTTGAAATAGAACTCGTAAGTTCTGTTATTCGTAAAAATAATAAAATCACTATATCACCCCCAGATAATCTTTTATTATTTCGTTTAGGACCTATAGATGCTGGAGAAGCCTATACAGCCGAAGTCAAACCTGGAACTTATACTCTTGGTCAATTAGCGATTGAAATACAAACTGCTCTAAATGATGCTACCCCTTGTAATGCTTGGCGTGGCTGGAGTGTTTCAGTAGATGGAAGTAATAAATTTACTATTACTTTTACAGTAGTGCCTACGCCTGGTTTAGATACTGTAGAAGAAATTAGTGAAGCAAGATTAGAAAGCAGAGGATTTCTTACTCGCTATGATTTTGATGGTGCTGAACAACATATCGCATTAGAACCAATATTTGAACAAGGATTAGGAAATGAAAGTATCGCTGTCGCTCCAGACATTATGAATTATATTGATTTTTATGGACCAGCAGTTAATGCTTCTTATAGAGCAGTTGATACAGGTAATCCAAATCCAGAAAATGTAACAAATGTAGCAGTTAGAGAAGTTGGATTATTTGAGGCTGGAGGACGAGCAGAATATATTATAGCCCCTACTCAAGTTCTTCAAACAAGTGGAATATATGCTCCTTTACAAACTGATGAAGATATGTATCTTACTTTAGAAGACGATACTGAAGGAACACCTTATGACCCATCAGTTTTCAAAGAAAGTTTTATAGCAAATATGGAAAATGGAATGTTTAGAAATGTAAAAGAAAATTTTGAACTTTCACATCATAAGCAAAAGAATGGTATTTTAATAACACCAGCAGGTAATAGAAATGCTGACCGAAGAGGACCGCCATATACTCGTAGTAAATTTACTCTTAACTTTCCTCCAATGGGTATAGACCCTGCTGAAGATTTTAATGTAAGAAGACAAGAAAGATATATTAATACTTTTGGAGCAACTATGGTTTTTGATGAAACTGATACTCAACCATTACCTAATAGAGGATTTAGAATTGAAGTTAATGAATTTCCAGCACAAGTTTCATCATCAACATTAAAATTTGAAGAAAGTGCTAAAGAAAAACTTTTATTTAGACCATCAGTAAATCCTTTAATTTTTGGATTACAAGTAAAAAATGATGAAGTAATTGATGAGACAAATATTTTAATAAAAGGAGCAACATCAGTAGTAGGTGAAACTAAAATAGAATACATTCCTGGTTCTATTGGTAGAATGAATAATAGATTTTTTGGTTTAGGAGCATTTGCTTCAAGTCAGCAAGGAAAACTTTCTCCATTAGGCGAACCTGCTGTTTATAAAACACCGCTTTATAGAATTGATAGTGTTGATAGCGATGGAAAGCCTGAAAGGGTAACTTTAATAGATGGTGGCGAACATATGGGCGAAAACAAAACTTTAGGTGATTTATTCTTAAATGACCCAAGCACATTTGTTAAAACAGTAGAAGGAACAGATAGTGATGAAGATATTGTAAGTATTCTATGTGCTAAAATTGAAATTAATGACCAAGCAACACAAATTGGTAATTTAGGAATTCGTGAAGATACAGTAATAGAATATCAATATTTACCTACTGAAGTAGGAATAGTAAATGACCAAATCTTCCAAGCGATACAAGAAGGAATTGGTGATAATGCTGGTAGTAATCCACCTTTTCCAGTTCAATTCTCTAAAGATGTTTCTGTAAAATTATTACCATTATCAAGAAATAATATCACAGATAAATTTGTGGAATTTGAAGTAAGACAATTCCAGCCTACCACAACAGATTTTGGGAATGAAGATGAAATCGGTGATGCTTTTAGAACACTTGGTGGAAACCGAGCATTTAATGTATTAGTATTGAAAGCAAGACCTGGAACTTGGAATAGTCTAACATATAGTGCTGGTTCTCCTCCAACTAACTGGGGTCTTAATTTTGTAGAACCTGATGAAGACCAAAGAATTAAAATTACAATAGAACAAAAAGAAATATATCAACAAGAAATTAAATGTTCTTTCTCAACTGATGGCGGTGCTTCTTTTCAAGAAGAAGTAACATTACTTAAAAGCGGTGATAAAGTTACTGGACAAGTTCCATCTGGACCAGCATTCAAAAAATTTGAATTTACAACAAAACCAAGACATTTTCCTCTACACCCTACAATTAGTCAATATCCAAAAGATTTAAATAATGTTCTACTTGTTAATCCTGATACAAAAATAAAAGGTATATTTACTTCTTATAAAAGAGGATTAAATTATATACAAGGTGATAATTTAGTAAGCGGATTAAAAGGTAATTATGAAAAAAATCTAATTTTCCAAACAATTGGAGCAACTCAACCATCAGTTTTTGCTCCTTTTCCAACAACTTTAGGAAATAACCATAAACCACAAATTGTATTGAAAACAAAACAAACAGGATTTACTGAAGTAGCAAATAGTTCTCCCTATCCACTAAATGATGGAGAAATTAGAACAGAAGAAGTTCCTCCAATAAGAGCAACTTTAGGGGGTATTTTAGGATTACATTCTGCTTATTCAGCAAAAGAAGAATTTACTTCACCAAAGAATTTTGTAGGAGCAATAGCAACAGAAGTTAATGTAGATATTCCAACTGTTGCTGTAGAAATTAATAATATTCCAATTGATGGTTATATATCAAAAGATTTTGATGTTCGTAGCACACAAGTTGGTATTGGTTCAAGATTACCAATTGTTGGAGTAATTCCATCACTTGAAGAAGTAACAGCATCAACAAAACCAGTTATTGATTTTAGATATAATGCTCCATATTCACAACCAGTAGTATGTGATTTACCAACTGAACAATTTTTATATAATTTATCATTCCGTCTTCGTGAAGTTTCAACAGGTAAAATATTAGAAGGATTAAGACACCCAACTGAACTTATATTTAGATTAAAAAATTTAGATGAAAAATTAGAAGACGAAAAAAAAATGTAATATAATAATATGAATACTGCTTCAACTAATCCAGAATTAATATTATGTCCATTAGAATGTTTAGACCCACTGCTTACTTGCGGACCACAACCTGATTTTTTGGAAAAAAATTCTACTTTTTTAATAACATTAATTGGAGCATTATCTGCTTGTGCTGGAGTAGTCCTTACTTATTTTTTGAAAAGTAGATGTAATAAAATTAAGTTAGGTTGTATTGAGTGTGAGAGAAATGTGGTAAATTTAGAACCATCGCAAATTGAAATTCAAAATCCAAAATAAATAAATAAAAAAATATATTAATAAAAAAATATTTTATTATTAATATATAAAAATGGACCTTACTGATACTCCAACTCAAGCCCCCATTGTTAGTGAGACTTTGGTTATAAAGCCAGAAAATCAAAAAGATATAACTCGTGAAAATCAAAATAGAAATGTTAGATTTTTAATTCCAAATTATGTAGGATACTTTTTACCCAGCCAGTCTAATTTCTCTTTTAGCATTACTATGGAAGGTCGTGGTAATCCAATCCCATCTCGTGATGCTGGATTACATTCTCTCTTCAATGTTGTTAGAACATACGATGTTACAAATTCTCATCTTTTAGAAGAAGTTATCCAATACAATACTTTAGTAGCCCAGAAATATCAATACAGCAAAACAACATCTGTTGATAACTACAGAGCGGAATTTGAAGGTGTTCAGCCTAATAAATCTATTGATAATAATTTATATTGGAAACCAAACAATACAACTTATGCTGGTGGAACAGTCGTCAGTTCAGATGTAGCCAAATCTGTTCAGTTTTCAGGAACAATAAAAACTGATTTTTATGATAGTGATAAATTTATTCCTTGTGCTGTTTTCAATGGATTACGCACAGAAATACAGATGGAAGATTATCGTCGTGCTTTAGAATTTACAACTGGCTCTTTAGGCGTAGGCTCATCAAATGGTGTAATGCCCAAACAGATGAACTTAATGGTTACTTCCAAACAGGCGGCGGCTCACGGTGATGCGGAAGTCAATCCATTTACAATTACTGTTGGTGGTGCTGGTTATCGTAATGGATTTATCTATACCGCATCAGTTGGTGGAACTGAAATCGGTTTTGTAGAAGTAACTTCTGCTGATGGAGCAGGAGGGGTTCAAGAAGCCGTTTGGTATGCTACAAGCGGTGGTCATACTCCACCAGTAGCAGGTGATAATGTTGTTTTAGGCACTCCAACTCACGGCGGTGGTCCAGCGGCGGCGACCATAACAGTCAAGGCTGGTCAGCAACCTATGGGTGGTCTTCGTATTACCAGTGCTAATGATGAATATTTTATTGATTTAGGTTCAACAAATGTTCTTGATACTTTCACTGCTACCACAAGTCCTGGAACACCAGCGAATATTACTTATTTTGGCGACGGCTCTGCTCGTAAGCCATTCCAAGTTTTAAATCAAGTTGGAAGTAATGGTATTGGTTATCCCAATACAACTTGCTTCCCAAATGTTACTATGCCCTTTAGTGTAGGTGATAGACTTTTCATTACAGATTTAGCAGAAAGTGCGGCATCTAAAAAAGCACTTGGTGTTATAACAAGAATATCAAAACTACCTGATACAACTGATAATAAAGATAAAGGAGCAAGAGTTTTCTTTGTTCCTCTTCAAAATCTTGTTTTAGGACCTGGTGGCGGTGCTGTTGCGAATGAAACAGAAGCATCAACACTTACTGGCGGAACTGACCCAATTCTTACACAAAATTATATGTATAGTCACGGCTTAAATGGTTTTGCTGTATTTGTTGAAGAAGCAGACAGAATAAATAGTTATACACGCACTATTCCAATTCCAAATAGAACAGTGGACCCAGTTAAAAAAGTATTAGATGATGCGGCAGATAGTAAAGTAAATTTCACCATCAAAAATCTTCAATACAATATTAAAAGAGTAGATATGGACGAAAATGTAGTTTCGGCTGATTTAAAAGCGGCAAACTCATCAAGTGGCTATCGTTTAGATTTAGCAACTACACAAACAAGATTAGTCAATTTAACTGCTATTCAAGGACCGACGAGTATGTTAATTAGTATTCCAAATATAACCAAAGCATTAGCCGTCTTAAGTGTTCCACTTAACCAAAATGAACAACTTTCAGTATCTGCTCAATCGCTACGAGGAAGACCTGATAATATTTCAAATTACCAGTATGATATTGGTCGTGATGGATTACAGCCACAGCGTAAAGTTTTAGTAGAAAAAGCAAATCTTAATGACCCACTAATTCAAACACAGCATATTAATGAATTAATTAAATCTGTTGAAGGTTTTGATATGGAATTATCTTCTCTTAATGGTGTTTTAATGAATTTCGCAGTTGGTCGCCAGTTCGCAAGAAATGATATGTATTATAATCTTATGGAGGCTGGTGATTTAACCCTTAAGGCAGAATATGATACCCAGCAAACCTTTCCAAAACTTGTAGTTCATTTTATTCATCATATCCGCTCAATTTTAGTCACAAGTGGCGGTATTCAAATAGCCAATTAAATAAATTAAAAAATATATTAATAAAAAAATATTTTATTATTAATATATAAAAATGAGTGTCCCATTAAATGCCCAACGTAGAAGAGTAAGCATTCACCCAAACAACCAGCCTTCTGGTAATACATTTAGTGCTACAACCTTTCCCCAAATCAATTTCGTAATAGCAAGACAAGATGCCTTCCTTTTACCAAAAACTTTAAAACTTAATGGAACTTTTGTCTTAAAAGATAGCACTGGAACAAAAGTAACAAATAATCCTTCAGTTGTAAAATCAGCCGTAAATGGTTCAACTGTTAATAATAGAATTGGTGTAGCCAGTTGTATAGAAGAAGTAACCATTCAAACATTAAATGGTCGTAATTTAGAAACAATTAGAAATTACAACAGATATTTAGCATCTTCAAAACCATTTATGAATAATTCATTTGATTATAATAATGGATTAAATTTAGATGACGCATTTTTAGGTTCTAAATCTATTACTACTTGCCGTGTCGCTAATGTAGAAACAAATTTTTCCATACCAATTGAAGCAGGAT